TGGTGATGATGAAAAATGCTACTGTTCTGATAATACATCCCAGCAAAATGGGCAGAACCATTATATGCCGCTACCTTTATATCATAAGCAGTTGAGTGATAATTACCGTGTGTAACAGTAATTACTATATCTCCATCATAATCCCCATCTGCACCGTGAGTTTTAACTACATTTGCTGAGTTAGACCCAACAGTTCTTGTGCCTGTCCCAGTAACTTCTCCACTTGATGTTACTTTACCAGCAAATGTATGCAACCCAGTTCCACTGGCAATAAAATTCCCACCAATTGTTACATCCCCAGAAAATGTGGCGTTCTTACCACTATCTAATTTTAGAACATAATCAGCACTTGTAACTGATGAATTAGATTGAGTTCCAAGATTAGCTAAATACATATCACCCCTGCCATAATCACCAGTTCGTTGGAAGAATATTCCACCTTTAATTCTTAAAGCACCATCTGATTCACCACCCTCTGAACGAAATAATAGTTTTGCACTTTCACCGACTGTATCTGTTGCGTGAGAAAGTAATAATTCCCCACCTCCCTCAATGTGAACATCATACTGTGGCGTATTAGTATGTTCAACAGCTATCTTCCCAGCAAATGTGGCGTTGCCGTTAGACTCAGCAAGAGTAAAATAAGTTGTGCCTCCAGATATTCCTGTTCTGTCCTTTCCAATTACAAAGTCGCCTGTCAATCCCGATGCGTTTGAATCAAGATTAAACCAATGCCCACTTACTGAATTGTAAAGAATGTGATATGGACTTCCCGAAAAAATAATTTGATTTCCACCAGCAGTTCCAACATACTTACCAGTATCATTACCAACTTTGACATTCCCACCAAATGTGGCGTTGCCTGCGGCTAAATCTTCAGTAGTAGTTATTGTACCAGCAAATGTGGCGTTGCCTGAAGTATCTATTGTTAGTCTTGCATTTGTATTTAAATCCCCATCGGAAGATATTTTAAATTTATCTGAATCACTATTATCAAGACCCATTACCCAACGCTGTGTACCAGTTTCTAAAAATTGTAATATAGCATCACCAGTGCCTGCTTGTTCTATTGTTAATCCAGCAGAAGAATCAGTGGCAGTTGTATTTTCGTAAATATGGGCTTTACTTACTGCCGATATTCCAACTGATAATCCTGTAAGAGTACCTACTGAAGTAATAGCGGATTGAGCTGCTTGAGTTGTTGCAGTATTAGGTGCTAATCCAGCTATTGTTGCTACCGTTCCTGCTTGTCCAGTTGTACTCTGATTAAGGGTTGCGACTCTAGCTGCTGCTAAAGTACCAGAGGATATATTGGAAGCATTGGTTGTATCAGTCGTGGCAGAAGTTGCCAGACCATGAGAACCTACAGAGGTTAAAGAACCGCTAAGTTTACTTGTTACAATAGCGGCTGAATTATTTACATCGGCATTAACAATTGTGCCATCGGTAATCTGTGCAGAAGCAACTGCACTCAGAGTAGCCAAAGAGCCAAGTCCATGACTGCCTATACTTGTTACTGCACCGCTTACCTTAGAGGTAGCGATAGCTGCTGAAGCATTTACATCTGCATTTACAATTACGCCATCAGAGATGTGAGATGAAAGAATCTCATCTGCACCAATCTGTATTGCTTGTTCTGCTGGTTTAAAACCATGGTAAGCCACTAGGTGATCTCCATAATTGAAATAAGCAAGTCTACAGAAGACGTAGCACTTGCTTTCGCTTTAATAATATCTGTTGTCTGTAAAACTAGTTTATTTCCCTGCATTATTTCTAGGGTACCCCCTGCAGGAATAGGTAAAGATTTTCCAAGATAAGTATTCGCATTAGTCTCAACATCGCTAGTATCTGAAACTATTTGAATATCAGCAGTAACACTACCACTTGTTACATTCGCAAGTGATATTCCAAGAACAACAGCAGTTGTACTACTAGGAACTGTATAATAAGCAGCTAGGGTTGTAGTGAGACTTGGCTTTGTTTTTAATTTAAAAGTATTAGCCATTATCTCACCCTAACGCTATTGCCAAAGCAGTAGCATTTCCTTCTGCTGCCGATTGAGCAGCATCAGCTTTTGTTTGCACCTGAACTGAGTCTATAAACTCCCTCACAGTCCCACCGCTATCTTTAAAATATAGTCTTTTCACACTTGCACTATAATTCAATGCAAGTTCACCACTCTCTAGACTACCAGAACCAGGGGCTGGAGTACCAGTACTTGTGCTCTTCATAAGAAGAATCTTGTTATTACGAGCCATATGTTACTCCCTTTCTAGTATGAACCACCGTCGACAGTTGCTGCGTGAATTGTTCCCAATCTTAAGTCAGATAAAGCGAATCCTGTACCACTCTTATTTACCGTTGTAGTAGGAACAGCCTGATTACCCTCAAAAAGGATAAATTCAGTTTGATCTGCATCCCAAGCTAGTCCAAGATACTTAGTTGTAGAAGATTCTACGTATTTACCATAGAATCCAATATCAACAGCATTTGCACTATTACCACTAGCATAAGAGACCAGAGGGTCTTCGATGCTTACAGTAGCAACATTAGTAGTCACAGTATCGCCTGAAACGGTAAGATTCCCTGCGATTGTTACATCATTTGGAAGTCCAATCTGAATAGTTCCACTTGATTCATCAACAGTTACCTCATTGCTCGTTCCAGCAAAAGTAATTGTTCCACCAAGAGAAGTTGCCGTTGAACTAGAACCATCTGATACTGTAATAGTTGAAGCTGCAAGTTTAGTAATTGCAATTGAACCTGCTAACATAGCATTGGTTACTCCAGTAGCAGCGATAGTCATTCCACTTGAACTTCTAGCTAAAGCTCCACCATCTAACTTAACTCTTAATGCACTGGAATTAATTTCTATTCCATGACCAGGAACATTAGCGTTTAGCATTGAACCTTCTACTGAACTAGCTGCAATTGTAAGAGCACCACTACTATTAATAGTAGCATCTCCACTCATAGCCTTATTATCCCATGAATCCGAACCATCATAGAATAACATATGCCCACTCGAAAGTGAAGCTATTGTTGTATCCGTTAATTCGGATAGAGCATCCTTAGCCGCTACTTGATCGTCAACATATTTCTTAATACTCTGCTGAGTTGCAAGTTTAACAGCACTATCATCAGCCATATTATCCTGGTCAACAATAGGTGCTCCAACCCAATTAGTGGTCGTTCCATTAGAAGCTATATAAAGCTTCATGTTATCTGTACTAAATAGGGGTTCACCAGCAGCTAAACCAGAACTTGGAAGGCTAGAATCAGCTCCTCTTCTAAGTTGTAATAGATTATTTCGTGCCATAGTTACTTCCTTATCTCATTGTTAATAGGAACCGCCATCGACGGTTCCAGATATGCTAGTGACTATCTCATTCCAAGAGTCCTCATCCCTAGCATAAAGTTTATCATCATCGGTATCATAATACAGGTCTCCCTCAATTCCAGAACCAGGAAGAGTCGCACTCTTAAGTACACCCTGAATTGCAGGATTCATAACCTGCACATCTGAAGTTCCGTCATCTATATAAAGAAGTCCATCCGTGCCTTTAAAGACAAGCTTTGTATAAACATCCTTTATTTTATTAGGGCCTGATAATGATCCCATTAAAAATTCTCACTTATTATTTCTACTTCTGTATAAATAGGGGCACTCACAGACTGATCTGTATAAGATGTCGAACCAACACTAACACTAGAAAGAGTCGGGCTTGCTAATACCGCAATAGGACTAAAGTTATCAGTAACAAATGAATTAAAGTACTGATTTCCTAGTTCGGTAAACGCCCAACCACTAAGATCATCAAATTCAGTTGTCCCGAAGTTATTCTTTTCCCAATCATATGCTCTAGTATTAATTGCCATTAATACATCCTTCCACCACCACCACTTGGTCGTTTATAAGCACCCATTCTTCCACCAGGGCCAGGAGCCCTCATTTGAGGATTATATTCTTGAATATGCCCTTCTTCTGGAGTTCTTCCAATAAGCTTATCCCACCAATTACTCTTATTCATTAGTGGATTTCCAGTCTCATTTAATCTGCCATGATCTTCTTGATAGTCTTGATTTAAAGCCTGCTCATCAGAACCCTCTGGCCCTATAAACTGACCTCTTGATTCTTGCATAGACCTTAAAGCTGATAATGTTTTTGGGCCCATTCTACCATCTTCGGAAAGGGCTTCTCCCCATTTGTCTGTTATACCAGATGCATTTAACGATCTCTGCATCTCCATAACACTATCTGAATCTTGAGGATCAAAACTCATTCCAGAAGTTCCAGCCACACTGTCGGGAGAACCAGCAGACATCTTACTAGCCCATGCTCGATTAGCTACTTGACCTATTTCTCCACCACTCTGATCTCTTGCTAGTTGAGCCTGTTCTTGATCTGTCTTTAGCCACGGATTTCTATTTCCACCAGCATCCTGACGCTCTCTAGCCGTTCTCCAGTTTTCTCCCTGCTGGGAAGCAAACTCTTTTATTTTATCTAGTAACCCTGGCATAATAATCTCCTTTAAAAGCTCACAGGCTTTATGTATTTAACAGTACCAGCTCTTGCCCGATAGGCAAAGCTTCTTCCTTCTTTAACACCCTTTTCAAATTTCTCATGAAAATACTGAGCTAACTGAATAGTCTCAGGTTTCTTTTCATAACCTAACGCAACAGCTTTTGCAACTATATAATCATGAAACTGTGATGGGAAATCGCTGACAGCTGTCCATGAATATGACGCAGAGGAAGGTTCAGTAAACTGAGCAGCTTTTTTATAATAAAATAAAGTGATCTTTTTACCAACTTGAGCCGTACTTGGAGAAGTAAATCTCTCAGAGTTAGGGTTATATTTTGCAATTCCGACCGCATCTCTTTCTGTCCACCAAACCCATTGATTAGCAGCATATCTATTGCTCCAATTATCTACATAAGTACCAGCCATTACGATTCTAACCCATATAATATATCTACCTTAGCAAGAGTTGTACTACCAGACGACTTTAATTTAATATTGGCACCCTCTATAGCATTAGGTCTAAGCATCATCACATCTCCAATACCGCTAAGTTTCAAAGCATCATCTACTCCAGCAAAGTGCACTAAAACATCAGGTGTTCCTGATGACCCCGCTTCTCTTATCTTGATAATAAGAAAATCTGCATCTGTTACTGTAGTATTGTAAATAGTAGCATGATCTAAAATAACATACGCAGCAGTCGTTGTATAGTCTTTATAATTAACATTAGTAGCTACTGTACTACATGATATTTCTTTTCCTCCACCTATAGACTTATCGATACTACTATGTACAGAAGTAGCAACATTACTTGTATCAGTAAGTTGAGTTGATTCAATAGGCGTAGCAGAAGCAGCATATTGTATTTTAAATGTTATCGCCATTATGTTAAGTCCCTTCTTATCGGTCTACCGATTAGTTTTGGTATATTCACATGGTCAGCACTTCCATCAGCACCTTCCATGTCTACCGATTTTATTTCAAGAATTGCACCATCTAATGCATAGTATCTTTGACCATCCGCTAAGTCAAATTGAGTGGCTTTTTCAAGCATTCTTGTCCTTTGGCTATACTCATCTTGAGCTATGTTCAGCATCTTAACTATCTCAGTAACACCCAAATCTGGATGATGCTGCTGAACCATTTCTACCATTTCTTTTAATTTCAACGTCTTACCCTCTCTACTGTACTATCTGGCATCCCAGCTACAGCATATGGAGCCATAAACTCCATCAACTCTTGCTTCACAACCTGGTATTGGCTTTGAAGCCATTGGTAGTCTGTGTTCAATTTACTAATAATAGTAGTATAAAGCGTAACCTTTTTTTGGAGATTTGCATTATATTTTGCAAGTTCATTTTGAACACGGGAACCTTCCTTCTGTAACTCGGCAGTATAATTACCAGATTCCTGTTGAATCCTTGCCGTTTCCTTTGAAAGCTGACTAGTGAATGTGGATGTTTCTTGTTGAACTCTGGCAGTTTCCTTCGAAAGTTGATTAGTATATGCCGATACCTCCTGTTGCATTTGAGTACTTTTTAGAGATAGTTCAGTGGTATATGTTCCAGTCTCAGCCTGAATACGCTGTCCTTCTTTCTGAACCTCAGAAGTATAAATAGCAACTGCATTTTGTACTCTTTGACCTTCTTTTTCCAATTCAGCCGTAAATTTACTCGCTTCTGCTTGTACTCTTTGACCTTCCTTTTGTATCTCTGCTGTATAAATACTAGTATCCACCTGAACCCTCTGCCCCTCTTTTGTAACTTCCGCAGTATATTTAGCAATATCAGATTGAATTCTTTGACTTTCTTTAGCTACCTCTGCACTATACTCAGTAATATCAGCTTGTATTCTTTGAGATTCTTTTGTTACTTCAGCACCGTACGATCCCAATTCTGCCTGATATCTCTGACTTTCTTTCTGAGTCTGAGCTGTAAAATTTGATACATCAGTCTGAACTCGTTGTCCTTCCTTCTGAACCTCAGCATTGTATTTACCAAGTTCAGTCTCAATTCTGCCAGATTCTTTTCCAAGTAAAGTGGTATATCTTGAAGATTCGTTCGCTATTCTTTGAGTTTCTTTAGCTACGTCTGCTTGATGCTTTTGCATATCAGATTGAAATATTGATCCAGCTTTAGTCACATCTTCTCTCCACTTCCCTAAAGAAGCGGTTGCTCTCTGAAGTTCTTGAGAGGCTACTTGAACAGTTGCCTGAGCCATTTCTTCGTCTTCATCCGCAAGCCAAGTCTGAGCAGAAGAAGAAGTGCCAGTACCACCAGCCGCATCATCGATTAAATTTTTAGCCTTATCCATCGCATCCTGAAAATCAGCAGAAATTTCTGGTATGGCAATAGTAGGTATACTTGTTGTTGGTGCAAATGCACCTGGAATATTAATACTGCTTACATCTATAGAAGTTGGTATACTTGTTCCAACTACTATTGGATTAGGTAATGTAGCTGTAACAGAAAAATTAGTAGGTAGATCAGTTGATAGACTGTCTGTAAAACCCCCAGGCAAAGAAGTTGCCAATGAAGTAAATCCAGTTGGTAAGTTACTTGAAATAGCTATACCACTAGGCAAAGCAGTAGTAACAACTATAGTAGATGGCAAACTACTACTAACATTTATACCAGTTGGTAGACTACTTGATATAGCCACACCACTTGGTAATGAAGAACTGACAGTTATTGCTGATGGTAACGCAACAGAATCCATATCTATTGCAGCAGGCAAACCAGTTGCCCCCATACTTATTGCAGTAGGTAAAGCACTCGATAATGCTAAATCAACACTAACATCTGATATAGCATCGAATACTGTAGTATCCGAATCAAGATCAGTCGGTAACTTAGAATTCAAAACTGCCATTTTATTGTGTAAAAGTTGTATAGATGCATATAAAATTACAGCATGATATAAATCGGAGGGAAAATTTTGTATACCATTTCCAGCTCCAGTAACAGAAGTATCTGGTAAAACTATACTTATTGTAGCTGTCTGTGAAGCAGTTGGCGTAGGCTTAACCGTAAGAACTGCATTATCAATATAATAAACAGGGGAATCCTTTCCTGCATAATAAAGACTATCCGTATTGACGACATTACTTCGATAAGCAGAATTCACTGGGCTACATTTTAAAGCCTCGGCAGTTCCGTCATCAGCATTTAGTCTTACTACATCTATTATCCTACTATTCGAAGATAATGTAAGGGTGGGGGATGAATTAGTCAGAACACTTGCTTGTGCAAAAAGTGGCAATAATTCAGGATTACCCTTCTCAATTTGATTAATAACCCACTTTATACCATTAGTAATAAACTGAGTTATTTCACTCGTTTTACTACTAGTACTTCCAGCGTAATAACCTATTTCATCAACAAAAGCCATTATCTTTTCCCAGCTTTACGGGCTATAGCCCTGCTTTGTTCGCCCATTGTTTTTGGGGTACGTTTTTTCTTTGATACATATTTTTTAGCTTCTGACATTAACTTACCACGAGACATCCTTGACGCCTGTGCAAGTGCTTTTATTCGAGCCATATTATTAGCCTTTATAGCATTCATTACTGCTTTTGCTACTACACTAGTCATTTATCGTTTTTCTCTAGCTTTTTTAAACGGATTAAATCTATCAGCTTCTTCCATCATTTCTTTTTTAGAGAGTTCGCCACTAGAGAGACTCTTACCCTTTTTAGGAAATTTTATACCAGCTTTTTTCATCATTTGTCCTGCCTGTATTCTTTTAGAAAGTCCCTTTGCAACCGAACCATACTTTTTTGTCAGTGCAACCTTTGTCATTCCTAGAATTTTTATTGCTAATCTTGTAGTCATCTCTTCCTCTTCTTGGTAACTTTTATCTTACCACGATCTTTTAGATTTTGTTGTCTACGGCTATTGTCATTGACCTCTTCTTTTCCAGATTGCCATGAACCACCAATATCATTACTAGTTACAATCTTCATTCTCATCTCCTTAAGTATGTGATTTATACACATTTACAGTAATGGGGGGCACGAAGCCCCCCATAAGTTACTGATTTATGCGAACTTTAACAAGGTATGAGTTTCAGGTAAAGAAATCTCTAGACCAGCTTCGGTCAAGACTTGATCTTTCCGTCCATCAACATTGTTATTTTGTACATTAGTGATAATATGCGTATCTCTCGATGTGCCATTAGCAGCTAACGGACGATAAGCTACATTCTTTAGATCAACCATGATAGCATAGTCTTCCCACATACCCCTGAATAAAGGTTGCTCGACCAAGTGTAAATCACCGTAAAGAGTATTTACTCGTGTTACATTGTGTCCGAATGAACCTTTTACATTCTGAATATCTAGTTGAAAACCATTGGAACCACCGCTAGTTGTAGCTGTGTGTCCAAGTGCCATTGTGTTCCCTAAGAAAGAACTTCCGCCAAGTTTGTTAAAGTAAGACAGGATTTTGCGTGAAGCAAGGACTAGTTTATTTCCGCTATTACCTGATTCAGGTGAGAAGACATCTTCCATTGCATCAATAAAGTCATCATAAGACGAGGAAGCATAGGTAAAGGTTTTAATCTTACCATAAGCTTCTGTATAGGGTACAATACCCCATGAGCGTCTTACGGGCCCTGTTGATGTGGAATCGTCTGAACCTACGCCAAATAACATTGCGTGTTCTAAATCCATCTTGTGTTCCATTAACTTTTCTTGCCATACTCGCTTGTACTCATTAGATACACCACGATAGCGGGTAGCTAATGAAGTTCCACTAAACAAAGAGATTGCCGTCTTAAAAATCTGACAATATCCTTCTCTATCATAGAACTCATCTTTCCATCCTTCTGGATCAGTTGATCCCTCAGCAAAAGCTGAACCAACGATTTGACCCTTGCCATCGGCACGAAAGATCAATTTAGAAGCAGAAGCTTCTGTGATCTCACCGCTTACTGAAGCTGTAGGCTTATAAACAACTTTTATAAAAGTACCGTCAATCTCAGCATAAGTAGAATTACTTACGTCTGGACTTGCGTTAATTTTATAATATGCTTTAGCCCCAGTTTCAGACCCAACGCCTGCGTCACTACCGTTAGCATCGTATTCACATTCAATCACTACCATTTGTCCTTCTAGAATGAAGTTCGGAAGTGTTGCTGTGGTTACGACCCTACCATATTTATCATATAGACAATCAACCTGCAAGTTAGTAAGATTCAAGTTAGCATCGGTACCACCATGTGCGGAGGTAGTCATTGCTGTTTTAACTTCAAAATTACGACGCTGCCATTGATGACGCTGTTCTAAGAATTTAAAAACAGGATCATCAGTAGGTTTCTTCGCTACTTTAGACAAATATGTAAAGAATGGAGACTGTTTAGGAGCGAGTTCAGCAACTTTTTCCCCGAAATTGTACATTCGTCTTGAATGATCAATCGAGGATGACTGCATACCGCCACCAGCGGATATACTATATTGATTTGCCATATTTAACTCCTATTAGTTTTAACTCCAGGGATTCTGCTTATTATAGTCAGTTATCATACTGTCTATAATCTTATCTTCTACAGAATCCTCATTCTGTCTATTTTGAGAAGGCATAACTCCCATCGAAGCAGGTACTTGCTGTGCCCTCTTGACCTGTTGAAAATCACCAGATGGTGAATTCGCAGGTTGCTGAGGGGAGCCGTATCCATTATCCGATGCATATAATTTCCAAAGGTTGTCAAGACTGATAGAACTTGGATCAGACATAACTCTAACGAAATCATCAGCAACTTGAGAATCAACTTTATATTGATTCATAATTTGACTTCTTACTCCGTTTAATTGCTCTGCCTGCTTTGAGTCAGCGTCACGACGCTGTATATCATCCTGACGTTCTTTACGTATATTCTCTCTCTCATCCTGCATCATAGCCATTTGGTACTCGAACTGTAAGTTCTTGTGTTCATCCATTTGGTCACGCCATGTTTCTTCAGACTGAACAAACTTAGCACTGTCAGATGAGGGATCGGATAACGCCTCGTCCATTGAAAAATTATAAGGTTTCTGCGGCTTCTCGGGTGGAGATGGAAATTCTGGTTCAGTGTCTACCTCAGGTTCTTCCTGCGGTTCTTGCGTAGTCTGTTGGGCAGCAACTTTATTAAATTGCTGCTGCAACTCATCACGCTCATTACGCAGTTTATCTGCCTGAGATTGCCAGTACTGATACCGTACTTCTTCGTTACCTAGGTCAACTTCTACAGAAGGTTCTACCTGAGATTCTGACTCTGTACTAGAGTTCTCAACAATTGCTTGTTCAGTATCATCTGGGAAGGCTTCTGATACGCTACCCTTCTCTCCACCAAAAATGACATCATCGACCAAAGAGCTCTCTTCTGCCTGTAGATCAACACTATGAACTTCAGGTGGCGGGGAGGTTGTCAATTGTTCTATTTCTGCCATAATAGTCTCCTATTTTTTAGACTGCTTCTTCTTAGGGCTTGAAGAAGGTGAGCCTGTTTTAGATGCTGCTTCCGCAACATCTTTTTTAACTTGCCCTAAAGCGTCATCTAGGCGTTTCTCAAATAGAGTGCCAGACATTTTTGCCCGATTTTCAGTTCCCTTCAAATTGGACTTCGTTTTTTCGATTTCGGCTTTCATTCTGGCGTGATAAATTTCACGCTCTCTTGTCTGCAAGTCTCCTTGCATACTCTTGATAGTTTCAGTAGCTTGCTCTAGTTGGCCTTTTAACTGTTCTATCAAATCTGTTCTCTGCATGACCCCTTCCATGTCGAAGACCTCTGTCTTCTTTAAAACTTCTTGCTTATCAATAATACCTTTTTCATAAGCATCCATATACATCTCTAGCTGAGCCATCCTGTTAGTTGGCATCGTCGACCCCGTAACTACAACTACATCGTACTTTCCAACTGTTATATCATTTATTATTTTAAGCTCACCAGTATGATCATCGTACATTCTTTTATTAATAGTATATTCACTCATACTATTATTAGGCTGAATAAGCCTAACAATCTTCTGAGTGGTGTATAATTGTTGCATCATAGGAATGATTACCTGACCCAATCTATTAAGTCCAGCCTCTATATCGGCAAGTTTACTCTTCATCTTGCGCTGACCAAACTCATCTAGACTCACAGTGGCCTTATATGTATGAGGAGCAACTGCAGAATTACCCATCTGCATTTCGTATAATCCTAATTGGTGATCAATATCATTCTTTGCTGTATTCTCATTAGAATACAATTCGTTCGGTAGGGGAGTCGGCTGAACGGGTGTTGGCTGCCCTTGATCAAAATCAACCTCGATGGCTACTCCAGGCTGGGCCCATTTCTGCTCGAACTCCCTCATATCTACCGAACCTGATGGTATTAAAATTTTTGTATTCGTACTAGTGGTAGCATGGGCAATAATTAAACTTCTCGTTTTATTGATGTATTCCTGCATACCCTTTACCATACGAACATCTGACATAGGATAGGGGGTACGGGTATGTTGGTTCATAAAGAACACAATAGGATACTTATCAATAGGGAGGATACGAGAATATAAATGTTTATCGCCCATGACTACACATTGCTTAATTCTTTTAGTCGGTACTGTAACTACTTCTATAGTTCCTTGTTCTACGAGTTGAGCAAATGTTATCTCTTGAATATCTGGTTCCTCTGGTAATTCTAAATTGCCCTGCTCTCTTCCCTGCTCAACTTTTTGTTGATATATAGTCTGCAATTGATCAATCGCAGCCTTAGCTTCCTCTGGCTCTGCGACAACCTGGCCCTGAATAATCCAAGCAGGCTGCTGTAAATATTTTTTATACTCATCTTCATCTAACAAATCCTCATCACCAGTCATACTCTCAAATACCCTATAATAATCGATCATTAGAGGAAAGTATCTTTCGTATCCTCTGATGTACTCATCACTATCACCAAAATTGGCTGTTGTCATTACCTCTGGAGTCTCGGGCCAAGTTGTTTCCCCATCATCCTCTCTCCCAGTAGATGGTCTATCTGTCATAAAATCTTCTGTAGAGGCGTTACCAATAGCCTTTTTATACATTGGGTATAATGCTTTGGCCTGTTCTTTTGTGTAAAGTCTTGATATTATAACATTAGATGCATCATCTCCATGCGGACTTCTAGAATTCGGGTCTATATAAACATCGAGAGGATCAATATCATGTATACAAACTTCTCCCTTACCCATGTCCATCATTGGGTCTATATAAGCAAGTGCACAACCAAGTCCAGTAACATAGTAATCATCAACAACTCTCCTTAAAACGGCATTACCTTCGGATATCTGCCAGATATACTCTAACAAACCATTCATAGCCTGAGCCACCTTGTTATCGCTATCTTCTCTCGGAGATACTCTGAATTGAGGTTTATTTGCAGTTATAAGAGCCTTAGCTGCTTCTACTGCTGGATGTATACGATTGACAACAATAGCTGCTTGTCCTCGCTCTTCTAAAATTCGCTTTTGATCCGAAGTCCATTGTTTCCCTAATCTAAATTCACGGTCTTCCTGAGCATGGTGTGCCCAAGTTTCACGCTTCTTAGAGTAAGTCTTCCATAGACTATGAGTTTCCTCAACGAGTTTTTTGCCCGATTTCTGTGATTTGGAGTTATAAGCCATCATTTAATATTACAACCTACATGGTTAACCAGTCAAGTATTTTATTACTTTTTTTCTCAACTTCTTTTGATGGATCAAAATCATCCTTTTTTATCCTACACGGTCTTGATCCTTCAAGAGCAGTCCATATCGCATCCATGACATCATCATTTTTTCCCCTGGGGTATGACAAGAACTCTTGCTGAGCAGTTAAGTCTTGTGGCCTAAAGAAAAATTGTCCCTTAGCGAATGCTGGTACTAATGATAACAATCTTTCACTCTTTCGGTTCCTTGGTTTTACACCTGTCTCTAATCCAGGGATATATAAATTCTTTTCAAGCATTAATGCTCTAGTTGCACTTCTTAACGCTTCTTGATATGCAACAGTTTCAATTTTCATTCTTTTTGGATGGTATCTCTCAAAAATATCAATAATCTTCTGAGGTTGTTTCGCAGGATCGAGCCTTTCCCTAAAAATATCGACAACATACTTATTATTATCAGCATCAATAGCAATGGTAGCAATAACAAAAAAGTCAGCACGGGCACTAAGACTAGATGCAGGATCAACCCCAGTATAGAGTTCGACTGGTATAATTTTCTTTTCATCTGCGACACTCCTAACCAAACAGGGTTGGTTATTAACTTTTTCAAAATCATAATGATGCAACTTTATATATTCTGGCTTAAATGGAGCATTGTCTGGAGACTGTGCAATATTCATGTACTCCTGATAGAATCCATTAATATTACCAACACTCTCAAATTCGCTCTTTATCTGAAGAATTCTCTTCTTAGGGAATCTCTCAGGCCATATACTCTTTTCATCCTCATCCCAGATACTGTACCAAAGAGTTTCCCAAGCAGGACTATCTTTAGCCCAATATAAGAAACAATCTTCAGATATAACAGTTCCAATCATAATTATTCTACCATCGTCAGAAAGCGAAGGTATCACAGCCTCGGTCATCCACTTCCTATTTTTTGTCCTACCCTCTGGAGTAAAAGCATTCAATTCTGACTCAAAATCATCAACAATAATAATATTAGGTCTCGTATCACCCTCAATAAATCCACGAACCCTCTGTCCAGTACCAACAGCAACAATACGGGTGCCATTCTTTAATATAATATCTGCACCAGTCCATCGCTTAGATGTAGCTGAACTAAAATCTCCGAATATATGCTTAAAATTGTCACTATGCTCTAAGTGATATTTTATTCTAGATAAGAAGTTTACTGACTGAGCCTGAGACTCCGAGACAACAACAATAAATAGGTCTTCATCTGGCTTCTTATAGGCTATCTTATACAAAGGAAAGATCAAAGAACACACCGTACTCTTAGCGGTTCCCCTGGGTGCGGCTATTAAAACACGTTTCGTCTCATCATTCTTTAAATTCTTATATATATCTCTATGGAAAGACGGAGTATCCTTGGCTAATGCTGTAGGAAAACAATATTTCCCAAACCAACCAATATCACGCTGAAACTCTTTCTTCTCTTTATCAAGAGTATACGAATATTCGTAATCAGTATTTCTGTTTTCTAGTCCTCTTTGGACTATCGCCCCCATTACGCCTCCTCTTTATTACTTTCTTCTTTTTTTTCTGCTGTCTGTTCCAACCCATGTGTCTCCTCTATCTGTGTTGCCTTAAAAAGTTTCTTTTTCTCTTGAATATCAGCAATAGTATGCTCTACAGTAGAAGCTTCTATCTGATGGGTAGTAATAATCTTACCCCTACTCTTCATATCATTCATATCCATTAGTTTATCTAATACGGATACTGCTATTTTTGAGTCACCATCCTTACCCATCTTATCCCCATCCCAATCCATAGCTCTATCTAGTACTGCAGCTAGAGCCCTAGCTGTATCCATCTTACCTATTGGAAATTGCTCGACTATTTTATCTAACTCATCATTTACCATGTTTCTAAAGACCTCCATTCTCATCGTCTTATTTAGTGAATATCGTTTACCATCAGGCATATACCCAAAGACTAGCCTAATAGCAGCTTTCTTTGTCATACCAGGTTGTGCCATAAGATGTGCTAACTTCTTAAAGTTATCACTCTTTGACACAAACTTACCACGATTATTTTTACCACTCTCGGTATAGTTATTAATTCTTCCTACTGATTTTATATCATCCTCACCAGAACGTACGAATGACGGCCCCCAAGGATACTTTACCTTAAAGGTTCCCCCCTTCATCTGACTCCTTTTTAGACATAAGGATACTTCATCATCAGATGAGACACCATACTCCCCCTCTGGAACATCAAAAGGGTGCTTATACGACAAACCCAGATCATCCGCCTCTTTCTGCGAATAGACTGGGTATTTTTTTCCAGATACTAACTCGTATCTCACAAATAGTTATTTACCTCGGTGATCGTAAACGCCACGAACAACCTCAGTTTTCGCCTTTTTTACTACCTTTTTAGGGTCTTTTTTTGCTGCTTTTTTTATTTTAGCCATTTCTATTCCTTTATTTCAAAGTGTACAAGATCATCAAATTTATTATCTTTGGTTTTTGTATCTTGATCCCAGTCCCCGCCCCAACGAATATTTAAACCCATTGTCCTGGCGATTCCAAGGACATATCCCGCAAAATAATGCATTCTATCCCTATCTTTCCAATCTATAGGATAAGGGATTACATCAACAGCAACACTCGGCATCCTATTATGCCTTCCCCTTGGGAACCTTAATTTGCTATTTCCTCTCTTATATGCTAAATTCTGTTTAGTTTTACCCCTATATCCTTCGATAACTGTACAATCAAAGTCTTTGACAACTTTATTAAACAGTTCTTTCAGTCTATCATCACATGTATGCAACTGCATTTTACTCTTAGTGCTAAATCTAGGCATTATTTAATCTTTCCTTTTAAGTAGTTCAGGTCATCTGTAACATTATTTAACTCTTTTACCATGTCTTCATGTCTTCGATCACGAGTCTCATCAGAACGATTCCACCTATCTATCAATTTGATGGAAATATCCTCAATATCATCTAGTTTTGTCATCAACCTCTTCTGTAGAAACATTATCTGCCCACCAAATAGTATGATCATGACTCCAATCGCACCGTATTCGGCAAAAACCTCTATCATATCCTCTTATCCTTATATTATTACTCGTATTCGTAACCCACTCCACAACAGGAAAAAAAAGAGGGGCCCCTCTAAAACGGTATTTCATTCTTCTCAGCATTAATCCCTGCATTGTGCAGGATTTCGCCATTTTTACGACTCTCGAAGAGCCCGACGACTTTGTGGTAATGATCCTCTCGTCTTTTCTGAGCCATGAAACCCGTCATTTCTTCCAAATCTCTATAAATCTTCTGGTAATCCAATGATTCATTACTCCTAATATAGTCATTTATATTGAAACTAGACAATGATTTTTTCCTATTTTCCCTGTCCCATATATCTTTTAATATATCGTCTCTTAGAGCCTTTATGACTGTATTTAGTCAGCGTACTACTCCCTTGAGTAGTCTTTTTTCCCCGTTTCTGTGGTTTGTATATCTGTGTATTCTGTAACATTGAAGCCAAAAGCTTATCGGAAGAGAATGTGCTTTCTTTTTGCCTATAATTTATATAATAATATATATAAGATGCAATAGTCAAGTTATACTTTACACCTCCTATGTTAAGTTTGTATATTACTGATGGATAGGAGAATGGAAAAAATAAAATATAAAAATATTTTAGAGTAGGGTAAGAAATCCCATATACCTCTTTTGATGAAATTTCATTTAGACTGGGGTTACGAGGTATACAGGTTGCTACACCCCGTGCAAATTCACGGCATGGGTTGCCTTGCCCGTTGAATTCGCTGTGGGCTGTTGATCGCAACTCATTGCCCCCTTCTCACTGTGGCACACAGTGTGTCACTATTATACCATACCCATGGTATGATATCTTTCCTAATTTACATAATGAGGTACATTATGGCTAAATCAGTCAAGACCAAGCTCGTCAGTTCTGCCAAGTTTGGTAATACTTCCAAAGGAGCCACCAACAGAGTGGGTGACTTCATAAAGGAACGAGATGAAGAGGGCAATACCCTCTACACTCGTAATTTACGAGTCACCAGCACTCAACTTGATCGCACTTTCCCCACTGTTATCACAGCGAAGAAAGTTGCTGAGATTGTTTCTACGTCCCTGACGAAGAAGCAACCTCTCAAGGTTGTTGATGGCGTCGATTACCGCTTGGTCGGTGAACCTATCACTTTCGACGAAAGTGCTGACGGTACACAGCCCGAAGCGATAAGCGCAGTCTTCTACCCTGTTGTCATCCGAGATGCCATCAGCTTCTAAGACTGCTTCGACTAAGATACTCCCTAACGGGGGTATCTTTTTTAATGTACAGGTAGACTATAGGGCGCTATAAGAGTAACGTATAGGCTAGTACAGGCTATAGGGTTTATATTTTAACCATTATTAAGGAAGAATAATGCACAATTAAAGAAACACGAAGCTAAAGAGGGATAAGCAAACGAACCAGTAATGATAAATATCTGGTACCTCAAATATTTAAATTGACGACATTACATTGTTATCTCAGTGCCTGCTCATCTGAAACGATGATTAAATACCAGGTGATCCAATGTAATAGGAATGAGTGTTAGCCAGATACGCTAAAAGCCATTAAGTGGATAACTCCGAAAGGGTAATTGGTCTCATTCCTTCGTCAATAATTTAAGGGGAAAGTGTAATAATACCAGAAAATGAGTAAATTACTCATAGGTATTATGGGTTCATAAAAGATATTAATATGATGCAGGTTTTATAATGTTACATCCTGATAGTTTAATAAAACTATATGAATCTCTTGAATCTTTCCCCTAATATTAGGGTTATTTGTAGCTTACAACGTAGATATTATAGGTAAGCCGACTTAAGTGTATCAAATACAGATAGCCCTATAACTATTGGCACTCAGACTCATATCAATCAAAAGGATAACCCGCAACTTATATAGTATTATGAAATGATAATTCATTTAATCGATGAGTAGATTATTATCAGAGTAATAAATATTGATAAGGATTGACGTTCATTACTAGTACCGATGTGGTATGAATAATACTCCCGTTACAAGTGTAGAACGAACTTGAGTGCCAAAATATTAAATTGGTGAGTGGCGGGAGCCATGACTATAGTTATAAGTTTAATTACTTATAGATGAGTTAAAATTCCCGCTAAACATTAGGAGTAAGTAAGACACAAGTTACTTAAGTTATATTTTCTTTAGTCATGCAAAGAATGTATAGCCTCTAACAGGACATCTTATTTACTCCTATATATTATTTAAATGGGACGGTTTATGCCAGAGAGAAGTGCACATTAAAACAAGCCCTCAAGGTATACACGAAAGAGCAGTGAAAGACTGTAGACTTAAATGAATGGATATAACATTCTCGCCCCAATAATTCCCAGTGATGGAGTATCTGCGAAGACCTCTGCAGGATTTTGTGTAATATTTTCACCTGTTCATACCACTGGGATATCTTTGGGCGGTTGCGCAGAGTAGCAACTCCTGTGTCATGACACGTATTGAATACCAGATAATACATCCACGCACTGGTTACCGCCCAATAATTCTAGAGGAGTTAACTCTAAGGAGAGGCTGGCTGGCCTTCTCCTCTATAAATTTTCAATAACCCTTAAAAAGGAGATAAGCTGATGAGAAAGCTAAAAGAAAGAGTACTCAGGTTACTCAAAGCTAAACCTGAAACAAGAAAAAGCTATAAACTTTTAGAAACTATGATCTGGGAAGGAGAATTACATTATCTAGGGATAAGTATGTCTCAGTTTTTATATGTTTATGGAAGTCCTTATTATAAAGATAAGATAAGTTCTTCAAGTTCTATTAGAAGAATATGTAGATCATTGTTTAATGAATATCCTTATCTACGTGATAAAGATATGTATGATTATAGACATAACGTATTAGCTGAAGAATATAGGAAAGTGTATAAACCTGTTTATGGTTTAAAATCAATTAAAACTGAGAGGAAATTTAAATGATAATTAACACTATCTTATTAATGACTATAGCATTATTTGGTCTATGGATAATTAATAAACATTATGATAATGCTTATGATATTGAAGAGCTGCAAAAAAAGATAACAGATATGAAAATAATGCAGAAGGATTTAATAGAATTTCGTCAAAGTCTTATAAATATTGATGCAAAGTATAAGATTAAAGATGAATGGACAGTTAATAAAATTGGAAAAGTGGTAAAAATACAAGGAAAAATGTTAAAATCTATGAGTACTTGTAAAATACCATATAAAGGTGATGAAATTTCTGTTCAAGATGTATTAGATAAAATGATTAAATGGGAAGATGAAGGACTTATCTAATGTTTGATTATGATTATTGGGAGGATAAGATCGATGTTTACATTGATAGTCAAATAAAAGAAAGTAAATTTGCGAAGAAGAACTCTAAGAATACAAAACTTTTAATACCAACTAACATGAAAACCTCTAGTGGAAAAAATAAAGCTAAAGGAAAGTATGTGGGACTAAAAGACAGGATTTATAGAGTTGACAATGTTAAAGTAATTGTTAAGGTTGGTACCAATTCTTCGCATTAATATGACATAGGATACAGTCACTGACAAGGGTACAATTGATATTTGGGGTATCCCTTTGTACAGAGTTTTGGAAACTCACACACTGTATCCATGTCTTTTAGAAAGAGAGGTAATAATGCTTGATCAAAGTATTTTACAAACAAAAACAGCTGGTTATTTAGTTTATCTTTTAAAATTAGCCAGGACTATTACTAAAACTGGAAGTAATCATTGTAAAGAAATAAATGATAAAATCGATTATGCTGTAGTAAAACATGAAAAGGCAAAACGAACAACTCATTTACAATATTCTATAAATACAAAGATTTCAGTTGCTAAAATTAAAGGATATGCAACAGGAGAAAATCAAAGATGGCAAAGCGATCCTCCTGCCCCACACTTTAAATATAAACAAAAAGGAGAATGAATTGGAAATATATTCTATGTTTTTTACTGGATTTATAGCAGGAGTCATAATAACATGTGTAGTATGTTATTGTTCTATTAAAGATATAAAAAATCAAGTAAAAAAGTTACGAGGTCAAGTATACTATTGGTCAAGACAGATACCAGTAAGTAGAAAGAAACGACCTAAAAGAAAATCTGTTTAACGCCTAACCGTACGGAGGATATATGGCTAAAGTAACAGTTGTATCATATCACAATGGTGGTATGCCCAGAGAAATGGAAGGCACTAATCCTGCCGATTTAGCTACTCAGCTTGATCTTTCTCTTCAGGGAGTTCAAATACATGTAGAAAGTAGTGAGGCTAACGCCACTCACACGCTTGCTGATGGAAATTTTGTTTCTTTTCAAAAGAGCAAAGTAGCATCAGGTAAGTAGACTACCGTCTGCATGCCCGAGATAGGGGAAGTGAATAATGTCATTATTATTTAATGGTCATAGGTTTACCAGCTTTTCCTACTTTAACTGAATCAATTAAATTAAACAATATAAGGAGTTATCATGGTTAATAATATTGGAATAACCTTTCCAGCTAAGATGGGAGATGTAACATCTGTATCTGGATTACCTTTTAAAACAGAAGTTAAATCTTTTGATAGTAGATTAAAAAGAACTTTTTTAAAGGTTTTTAGAATGAAAAGTATGGATACTAAATATTGGAAAATACTTAGAGCAATGATATCAAATTCAAATGAAGTATTTGGATTAGTTGCTGTAGATGGATATGTTCATGATGTATGGGGCAAGGATGATATTGCTCTTATATTTAATATGGGTATTCCAAGATTAAGAGCAAGAAAGATTCATCATCTTGGTAAGATATATGTTCGTATAGAAAAGAATAGAAATGTTAAATTCTATAATTCTTTATATGATGATAAAGATTCTACACATTTTGATTTTGCAGCAGAGACACCTGCTTGGCATCCACATATCTCTGGAACAGAACCTTGTTTAGGTGGATATGATAATGATCTTAATAAATGGAAATCAGAAGGTAATCCAATTATGTATCTAAAAACATTACACTCGTTCTTAAATACTTGGAATGTTCGTTCACCATTTTGGAATTTGAATCATTCTACAATAATAAATAGAGTAACAAATGGATTAACAGGATCAGAAAATATTACTAAAGAGTTTTTAACATCAGTAATACAATCTATTATTTATAAAAAATCAATAAATGATCCTATTTTATTTAAAGAATTTATAAATACTAATTTATTTAAAATAAATACTGGATCAGTTACTAATGATATTTATTGTTTATCAGAAGTATTCAAAAGAATAAATAATATTAAACCTCGTCTTTCAGAAAAGATATTAAAAGTATTTGATAGTAAACAATATTCATATTTTCAAACACATCAAATGGAAACTAATGAAAGAAAAGATGATAGAAGAAATTATTCTCAATCTGAATTTTCTATCTTACCCTGGGCTAGTACTAGAACTTTATTTGTTATTCCAAATACAAGTGAAGATGGTACTCAAACTTATTTTACAACAAGAGAAATAATGTCTAGTGTTGATCAAGAACTATCACGAATAGAAGGACATGATATAAATAAAACTATTTTATTTTCATTATCTACATTAATTAATAATTTTTATCAATGGATTAATGGTAATGAAATGGTAGATAGTTTATTAAATGAGGCTAATTATGCAATAAATTTATATTGTAAATATTTAGCACCTTTAGAAATAAAAAGACAATTACACTATGATAATATGACTCATACTGGGAAATATAAACATAGAGTAACTGGAGCTTCAATAGAATCAGAAGAAACAAATGTAGTAAATTCTAAAGATACTATAAAAAAGTATTATATTATTAAATCCTGTATGGATAGAAGTACAAGAATAAAAAGAATGCTTGTAGCTTTTTATGGTAAATCTTTAAATAAAGAATTTATCGATAAATGTGTTGAAGATAAGATATCTTCATATTTTAAATATGAGATAAATGTTGTTTATGACATTGAAAATCATCAAAGTGATTATCTTACTAATTTAGGATTATTTTGGAAACGTATGTCATTTTACCATGTAAATGATGCATTTAAAGATACACTCTGTATTATAAATAGATTTGGTAAAATAAATAGCGTAGAATCTTTAATCAATACATATGAAGCTATGAAAAGGCAGTCAGTGACTGCAGAAACAGAGACGTTAATCAATGAATACGAAAAAGTAATAAGGAGTCTAAAGAAATATGGACATAAAACTGAA